AATATCTTGCAAAAAATCTCCTCCACCCTGTATAGGGCTATCCCTGCTATATAGACAAACCGCCGCCCGGCACTAACCGTATGATTCTATACGATTTTTCCAATCGACCCCCATCGACGCGCCGCCACCTGGACGGAAAGCGCCCCGCCCGGCGTGCCGTAAACCCCTGATTCTATACGATTTTTCCAATCGAGACCCCCGGAAAACCCCGAAAAACCCTAGCTAAGTCATTGAAATACAACGAAAAAGCACTGGTCGGGCCAGTCAGCCCTCATTTTCGCCACCTCCCGGAATCTGAAACCCCCCATTTCTATACGAAAATCCCGCGCGAGGCCCATAAATCCCCCGCCGTTACTTCAAAAAGCTGGCAGGCGGAAAGAAAACCGAACGAGATTTTGGCCCTTTCCCGGCCCGTTACTTCAAAAAGTCGGCAGGCTGAGGTTTTTCTGTAGTTTTTTCCGACTGCATCTGGAAACATTTTTGGCACCAGTCTGTACCACGTGCCGTGTCAGCGATTCGTTACTCTGAAAAGTCAGCCGGTGCCCGGTAAATCCTTGCGAAATTGCGGGTCGCGACGTTACCTCCTGTACGCTGAACGTACTGTTCGGGAAAAGTCTTTGACACACGCGGCGTGTACATCTATCGTTAATTTTTCAGCCTCATTTGACCACGGAAAATCTCATGCCAACACAACACGATGACACATTCGACCTGCCACCGGGTTATGAACCTTCCGAGCCGTCACGCAAAAGTGGCGCTGACGACCGCGCGCTGACCGTGGCCATGTTGTCCTCTGAGGCCGACGTGGATATGCCGGGTATGCGCCAGCCCGCCAGCATGGTGAGCAACCTGATCGCACTGGCGGTCGGTGAGAACTACACGAAAAGCGTTCGCGTGGATGACTCCGTGACCATGAGCGGGCTGCAGAACAAGCTCAACGACTGGAAGCACCGGCTGCGCCAGTCCGTCAATCAGGCGGTGCGCCGTGCCCGTGACCACGACAACCGCGTGCTCACCATGGAAACCAGCCAGACGATCACCCCGAGTGGCCGCGTTTACGTGCAGATTATCGTGACCCGAACCGAGTAGCTGGCCACCAGCTTTTCCAGCGGGAAGGCACCTTTGTTTTTCGCTTACCACCCTATTGCCCGGAGCGCCGCGTGAGCCAATACGACGAGAAGACACAGAAGATTATTTTTGACCTCTGCGAAAGCATTTACCGCGACCACGAAGCGTCGTACTACCTCAAGCAGATCAGCCGTCTGGCCATGAAGTCACTGACGCAGGAGACCTACCCCAAACCGAAGACGCGCGACGATGCGCAGGAGTTGGTCAGCAAGCTGCGCCTCGACTTCGACCTGATTGATGACAGCGCCATGCTGCGTGAACTGGTTGAAGAGATGGAGAAGCGCCACGAGGAAGGTTTCAACGCGTTCTTTGAAACGATACTGGCGCGCTTTATGGAAGCGGTAGGCAGAACGGAAGTGACGTTTGATACCAAGCACATGATTGCGGAAATGTTCGCGCCCTCAAAGCTGGAAGTATTCAGCTCGCCGGGGCACCTGACCTACCGACTGCGCGAGGAGAGTGACGATGATGCTCAGCGCTGAGGAACAGGAATATGAGATGGTCAGCACCCACCTTTTCTATCTGCTGGATATGCCGTTTATCCATGACTTCGACACGATAGGGATCTCGGTACGCGTTAGCGATACTGATGATGCCGTGCGGGTGTTTCTGGAATGCGAGTGTGACAACAGTGACAAAACGGCGCGGTACGTTCTGTACGTCCAGCACGGCCCGGAGGCGCAGCGCAAGTGCATGAGCTGTGCGGATTACCTGGTTAAACAGATAGCCGATGACTCACTTCAAAAGCATTTGATGCAATGATTATTTGATTACATGCTTACGTGAGGATACGATTAAAACCTCCTGTAAGCATAAAAACATATAATGATTTGAGGCCCGCATGTACCCCAGCAAACGATACCAGCCCACACGTATGCACCTTGAGCGCTGCCTGCGCCACCCGGAACTGGTTAAAGCCGAAGCCCTGTCGATAGTCGTCATCACCGCCATCGTCTTCAAAAAACGCAACCTCGGAACCGCCCGCGTCATGGTCTGCCTGGACGTGAACCACGGCGAGCGCCGTCTCGATCTCTACTGCCCGATGGCCGACCGCGAGACCCGTGCAGAAGAGTGTGCGAACTACCTGCGTGCCTACCTGAGCAAAGACCCGCGCTACGTTGAGCATCCGGGAGAAGTCGCCCATGGGTGATTTCCTGAGCTATCTGACGAGCTGGGAGTTTGCGCATAACTACCTGACGCCTTTCATGTGGGTCGTCTCCGCCGTTTCTACTGCGATTTGCCTGTGGTCGCTGTACTCAATCCGGCGCACGCATCGCATGGGCCAGTGGTTCTCTGCGCAGGACTATGCCCGGCTGGCCGTGTTCGACAGCTTTGTGCGCTGCGGTGCCCGGTCGTCACCTATCAGCGAACAGATGGAGTTCTCACTGCGTGAGACCTATGCCGCCGCTGCAAAGCATAAAGGCGAGGCGTTCTATACGCAGTTCGTGAAGTTTGAAACGCTGGCTGACCGCGAACTGGACGCGGCCATTCGGAAACTGGGAGGGAAAGTGACCCATGAAGAAGATCAGCACAACGCCATCGGCGACAGCACTGGCCGTTAATCGGGCAACCAACGTCAGCAGTGTCGATATGGTCTGGATATTCAGAAGTCTGGAACGGGTTTATGGTTACAACATACACGCGAGTCATACCGGATTCACCGTCGGCAGGCCCGGAGAGAAACCGGCCTATCAGGACGGCGAATACACGCCGGTACAGGCAAAAGGCGCAAACGAGTGTGCGCTGTACCGCCTGCGCCTCCTTAAGTTCTACCTTTGGGCTGTGGAGAATGCACCCACACCGGAGATGAAAGAATACGAGGGCTGGTTACATGCCAAAATCTCTCAATGACTGGCTGAATGAAGGGCGCAAGGTCGATACCACGCTGCGCGACCTGTTTGAAAATGACGTTGCTTTCACACCGGCGGCGGAGCAATGCTGGTCATTCGCGTACGCACTGCCGGTCATCTGCGCAGACGGTTTCTGGATAAGCATTCAGGCGAGTGGCCATCACTATTGCAGGCCACGTAATACGTTTGAAGACGCGACCGCTTATACAGCCTTTGAGCTGGGCTTTCCCTCTATGCCGGAGGAAGTGTTGCGCGAGTACAGCGTAAAGAATGCCGATGACCTGGTTAACTGCGTTTACGCATACGTGCCCCGCGACGTCGTGGAGGCGATGCTGGACAGGCACGGCGGTATTGTTGCCCTCGATCACTCTGTCGAACATCTGGGCGTGATGCTGAAACCGGGGCATAAACTGAATGACTGACGATATCGAAAACGTCCGCATCAACATACTGCCGTTTTTCACCAGTCTGCTGCGTGATTACGAGTATGCGATTCAGGCCGACTATTACGGGATCAACGTGCTCGACCGCGACCTGCAGCCGGTGTATCAGGACGGCGAGTTTCGCAATGAAACGTATCACGGCCCTGACGCCGGTCTGGTTTACCGGAAGAGGGTGATCGAGCTGCTTTACTGGGCGCTGGAGCACGCACCGACGCCGGAAGTTAACGAGCTGGGGAGGCTTGTGATTGAAAACCTCAAACGCACCAAACACTGACCCGGAAGCCGCCGGGCGTCTCCACCGCGACCGCATGATGGCGCACTATACCCGCCTGCAGTCGTTCAGCCAGGACGGGCTGCGCTGGATTGAGCAGATCGAACAGGCGCATCACGAATATTACCGCACGCTCCTGAGCGCGCTGGAGCAAAGCAGCCGCCCGGAGGATTTCCAGACGTGGCAAACGCTCGATGCGCAGTTCATCAAGCAGCTGTCATCACTGCAGGCCGCAAGCGAACGACTGGTGGAAGCAGGCGCACATCTCAAGCGCGCACTGGTCAGTCCGGGCGACCCTATAGCCCACATCAAAAACGTTACATGGGATAAGAAATGACAAACTCGACGCTCTACCCGCCAATTGGCCAACAGCGTGACTGGAAAGACCACACCACGGAAAGCGGCGAATACTGGCACCCGGTGTTCTGGTCTGCCGTTGAAAACGCGCCGTCGATTGTGAATGACCCGGAGTGGTTCTTTAACCGCCTCGATCACTTCCATCTGGAGACCGAAAGCCTGTATCTGGGCGATGGCCAGCCGCAACAGCATGAGCAGCCGCTGCTGCGCCGGTACTTTGAAGGCGATAAGTCGGCCATCCGGGACTGGGTGCCCCAGCTCGGGCCGGAAGGCACCGGCTGGTTTATCCTGACCGTGCAGGACAGCGATGACGGCCCGTTTGTGGTCTGGGCGCGCCAGCGCGAAGACGACACGCCGGTCGGCGTTCACCCGATTAAGGACGTTAACTGATGTTTGTCGTGGTGTTTGAGCCGGACGAGTTCTACGGCATGGAGGTCGAAGACGGCACCACGCATGTCAATATCCGACGCCCCGACGGCAAGTTTCGCCGCTGTTTTGTTGAGTGTCACGTCAATCTCACCGGTCATTATATGGTGTATATCGTCCGTAACCGGGAGGTAAGCGAGGGTGAAATCTATGAAGCCGCAAAACTCTTCGGCGGCGGGATTACCAGTACCCCCGTCCGCTATCACCCACCGTCTTAGTGACCCGCGTGCGCTGCATCGTGAGCTGCTGAGCGCGCTGCCGGTTGGCCATTCATTCTTTATCGAGGATGCGGACGACCGCCAGCTCTCTTACCTCCGACGACTGGGTTATAGTCTGCAAATCCGCCTGGCGTTCCGGCAGGTTATTGAAGACGAGATTTACTGTAAGCCCGGCGTCCGGGTTAAGAGAGTCGCATAGTGAACAGAAACACGATACTGCCGTCTCAATACTGGCAGGACAGACGCAACGGTCAGGTGATCGAATGCTCGGGCAGCTTTGTTCCGGGCGGGCCGGAGTGGGGTCTGGCCTACCGGCGCATTCGTCTGCTGCGCCATAAGCTGTCCGGCATGGTGACGCTGGAAGACGCCACGATAGAGAACTCTGCACTGTCAGACCCCAACATGCGGGAAATGACGTTTGCGGAATACATCGAGTGGAAAACTGTAGAAGAGAACAGAGATATTTAATGAATATTCGCGACTCGTTTGACGGCTGGGAAGAGGCCGACGTAAGAGCATTCATGGAAGAGAACTACTACCTGTTTCCGCGCCAGCTGGAAGGCGGTGAGTGGGTAGGTATGGTTCGGCTGGCGTACACGTGGTCTGTCTGTTGTGATATCCGGCCAGCCACACCGTTTATTTACCGGTGGTGTTTTGAAGACCGCGACGAGGCAATCTACTTCCTCGAAAGCATGGTTGATTTCGACGAGGTGCCGGAACATAAAACCTCGCTGCGTGGCCACCGCTACAGAACCGAGCCGCTTTACCGCGAGAAAGACGAAATGGGCTTTGAGAAGTGGTAGCCATCGGGTGTTGAAAGCGCAGGTGTTTCTGGTTATTCTGTCCCTGCGATAACTGAGAGTGTGGCCCCAAACTATGCTCTCCGGCAGATTACCTCCCCCGGCGGTCTGCCGGTCAGTTGCAAGCTGTGTGTTGATACCTCCTCTGTCTGTCAAGCACTGAGATAACCCGCTTCGGCGGGTTTTTTCATGCCTGAAAATCCTCACATAATCCTAACCTCACATAATCATGTAATCATGTGTTGACGTAAGTATATGCTTATGTGCTAACATCATTATCTGATTACATAATTACAGGATTATATGATGTCAAAGATTGTCGCACTACTGAACGGCAAGGGCGGAGTGGGTAAAACTACCACGGCCATTAACCTCGCGTTTGGCATCGCCCGTCAGGGTTTTAACGTTGTGCTGGTCGATACCGACCCTCAGTGCAGCGTCGGAAACTACTACGATGGAGAGAAGTGCCCGTTCAAGCTGATGTATGCGAGCGCAGAAAAAGAGATCTATAGCTGCCGTAAAATGCTATCATCTTATGATTATATCATCATTGACGGAGCCGCTGCGATTAGTGCTACCACTGCAGCTGCAGTAATGGTGTCTGACGTGGTGATAATTCCTGTTACGCCGTCACCTTTAGACTTTTCGGCGTGCGGTGCCATCCTCTCGGTGATCGAGGCGCGTCAGGAGATGAAGCCTATCGAGGCGCGTTTCCTTATCACGAAAAAAATCAGCCACACCCGTATGGTTGAGGAGCTGAAAGCGGCGATTGCGCAGACTGAAATCCCGCTGATGCGCACCGGCACCCAGCATCGTCAGAGTTACATCCGCACCATGCGTGACGGCGGCAGTATTTACGATTCAACCGACTCCGCTGCCAAGGGCGAGATCGACCACATTACTAAAGAGGTACTTGAGTTATGTCAGATTCAACAATGACGCTAGGCCAGAACCGCGCCACCGGCAACGCATTAAAGGCCATGGCCAAACCGACGCTGCCAACGAAGAAACTGCAGATGAACGTGCCGGAAGACCTGCACCGCGCGTTTAAAATGGCGTGTCTTAAGCAAGACCGCGACATGACCGACGTCACCGTGTCGCTGATTGAGAAGTGGATAGCCGCCAATCAGTGAGGCTGCTAACTGATAAGAAAACTCTGTTGACACACGTTGTGTGTATTCTTAGGATGCTGTAAACACTTAAGGATACTTTATGCGACGGCCTGTGCCTCAAATCATCGAGTTCGACAACCGCGACCCAGACCGCCACCAGCTTTATCCGATGCTGATGCCGCATGGGCCGCGCGTTGTTGCCGTCACAACCGGGCTGAAAACTGAGCTATGGCTTACCGATGGTAAGAAAACTCTCACGTCTCTCACCGGTTTTGTTCCCCAGATTGAGAAGGCCGTCAGCGACCTTTATCACGCCATGCTTTCCGAACCGCTCCCCGGCATCACCGAAAACGGCCAGCTTAAATATCGCCCCGGTATAGTGTACGACCTCATCCTGCACGACCGCACCGGCGGCGGCGAGGCTGACGTTACCGAGGCTGCGCTGGCCGAGTATCTTTTCGATGAAAGCTGTGCGGCGGCTGACGATACGGTGTGTGCGCTGGTTCTGGCCACCGTCCCGCTGCGGTCGTTTGAGCACGGCAAAGATGATGCCGATCTCTGGCTGCGCCGGTCGCACCTGAGACGCGGCTGCAGGCGTCTGGGCGCGGAGAATCCTTTTGCCAATCCCCATCCGATCATTCGCTGCGTCACGCTCGCACCCGGAGACTGGGCTTACCCTGAGCTGGGCTGTGCCGGTGAGACCGCTGGCCGGTTCTGGGTGCAGGTCGATAACTGCTTTAAAAACGGATACAAGGGCTGTCTGGTGATGGATGTTCTGCAGCCGTGGAACGTGCGCGGCAACCATTTCCAGTTTATCCGTGAAGAGGATTCAATTTGAAACACGCAATGGAACACGTAATGATCGACCTCGAAACGCTGGGCGTGAACGACAATGCGCCGGTGTTATCGATTGGTGCCACCTTCTTCAATCCTGCGACCGGCGAGTTCGGCCCGGACTTCTACGAAACCATCAACCTCACCAGCTCGGTGGCCGCCGGTGCGAAGCCGGATATGGATACGGTCATCTGGTGGCTGCAGCAGAGTGAAGAAGCGCGCCGCGACATTATCAACGCTTCACTGCCGGTCGATGAAGTGCTGCGCCGGTTCAGCCACTTCTGCAAAATGTACGGTAAGAACATTCAGGTCTGGGGCAACGGTGCCACGTTTGATCTGACCATCCTCAAAAACGCGTATCGCAGCGTTAACCGCGACATCCCGTGGAAGTTCTGGAGTGAGCGCGACGTGCGCACGGTCGTCGAGCTGGGGCAGGCGGTCGGCATTAACCCGAAAGCCACGACGTACCTGGACGGCATAGCACACAACGCACTGCACGACGCACGATTCCAGGCGACTTACGTTTCGATCATCTGGAAAAAACTGACAGGTGTTGCACACTGATGCTCACCGATATAGTTTTAATTCACACTTATTTATTTTCGCCAACACCCGGAATTAATTATTACCGTGAGATTAATCACAACTTAATTAAGAGGTCTGTATGATTGCAACAAACGCACCACGTTATAACAGCCTTGCCGAGTATATTGCCGAGTGTAAGTCTAAAGATGCACATCGTGCCCGTCTGGCGGATAAACTCTTTCACACCGTGCGCTCGGGCCTGCCTGACGAGATACGGCAGGTCATGATGCAATGTCTGGAAGCGAAAATAGACTTTGCCAATTCCAAACACGATTACCTGCTTGAATATTTCGATGCCTTCCGCCGTACCGCCACGCCCCCCGAAATAAATATCGTTCGATTAATCACGCATTATCAGAAACGAATATCGAATAAAGCGAAGCTGTCTTTTTATCAGAATGTTTATTATCGCCGGTTGCTCGACGACGCCAGTCTGACCGAGTTCAGCAATCTGCTTAACGGTGAGCGTAACTGATGGCCAATGGCCATGATGTAATGCGTGAGCGATGCCAGTATCTTATCGAGCTGAGCCGCCGGTCGGAGAGGGAACAAACGCACCTCTCCCCGGACACGCTGGCCGACATGGCCATCATCCGCTTTGCGCTGCACAAACTGACGCTGCCGAGTGCCCCGGACGATATCCGGGAGTGTGCGCAGGCGCTGGCCGGTATGAAAGTCGGCGACTGGTGCCCGACCATCGATGCAAACACGCTGTGCGAGCTGGGGCGTCTGGCGCTTCTGGGACTCGATGCCGAACAACAGAAGGATAAGCGCGCATGATTACCGCCCGAGCCATCACCGCCCGGTACAAACAGCCGTGGATGCAACAGCATGAGACATACGCGACCGAAATGTCACACAACGACGCGGACGAAACCCTGACGTTTGAGCTGCCGAACGGCTCCGTCGTCGAGCTGTCCTACCTTGAGATGCGCACGCTGATCGCGAGTATCGAGAAGCGCCGCCTGGCGGATTAACTGGTTACAGATTAATCTTAAAACAGGTGCCGTATGCCTTAACCTGTAACGCCGGTGACGCTTTAGTGATGTAGTAGGCATAGCGCATCTGAGGAGGCGAATATGTTTATCACTCGCAATACAGCACGTGCTGTCACCGTGTTTCTGGTCGTTGCCGTTGTGTACCTGTGCTGGACGGCCATGAAGTCATCTGAGTGTGTTTCTACCGGCATACAGTTGCAGACCCGTACCACGTGGGCACCCGTTGGCGGCTGTGTCGTGCCGGACGGTTACGACAAGCCCTGGACGGTTATCACTGGCCAGTAAAAAACCTGACCGGCACACCGGCAGCGAATATAATCCCCTTACTGGCGACAGAAGGGGATTTTCATTTATGGCCATAGATAAAGTTGATGAACAACAGACGTTTGAAAGGTTTGCTGAGGAGCTGGTCAGCCGGGAAAGCATGGTGGTTGATCTGATGCTCACCAAAAAGCTGGGGCCACTCACCGACAAAGAGCGCGACCGCGCCCTGAGCTTCTGCGAGACGGACGCGTATAACCATCCGTGGGGCGCTGAGCGCCGCGTGTTTCACTGCGGGGAGTTTCTGGTGGGGTTCTCATCACGCTGGCACCACGACGAGCTGCAGGTGGCCGTGAAGACCGTAGACGGCACCGACAATTCACTATTCTGCCTTAACAAAAGGGACTTCCAATGACGCACCGCTTACTGGTAATCCGCAAAGAAAAGCTGACCGTGAAGCAGCTCGACGAGCTGAAAACCGACGACGAGGTATCCGACATTCGCAGTACGCTGGGGTTTCTGGTTCTGGTCGTCAAGGATAAGTTTAAAACCGACATTGAGTTTATCGATATCCGGCAGATTTTTGACGTGGTGGTCGATAACAAAGTGGTTCTGAATGATATCGGCCCGGAAGCCACCGCGAAGTTTCTCAAAGAGGCCAGTGAACAGACCGGTCAGATAATCAATTTCCAGAAAGACTAAGCCCGCATGGCGCGGGCTACGACGTTAGCCTGCGTTATTCATCTCACGGCTGGCCAGCTCGGCGAAGAAGCCGCTGCGCGAGCCGTAGCCTTTGTGTGTCTTCACGTAGTTATCGATCCGCACCAGCAGATGCTCGGGGATGGTGATGTTCAGCTTCACCGCCCGACCGTTGTATCGCGCCATGTCCACGTCGATAAACGCCCAGAAACCCCCCTGACAGTCCTCGTCATTCAGATGTGCATCGATGCCACTGGCCACCGGCATAGCGGCACGCTCCTCGGCCAGAAACGACAGATGCGCATCGATAGCGCCCTCGGCGTCTGCGACCGCTGCGTCAAACGACTCGCCCGCAAAGTAACAGCCCACGATATCCGGCACGAAACCAGAAAAACCGCCCGTATCCGCGCGATGTAGATATAATGGAAACCTCATATCATTACCTCATTACATGATTAAAAGAGCATATCATTATGTGTTCATACGATTACATGATTACTGTAAAAGAGGGCGCTGAGCGCCCCCGACTACATTTGCTTAAGAATCTTCTGGAGCGTGCCGGTCGCCATATCTTTCGTCGGGTGAGGCACCGTGATTCGGTAACTGACGCCGGGTTTGCTGAAAGTGTGGTGACTGCCTTTGACGCGGCTTAACGTCCATCCGTTCTTTTCCAGTAATTTGATTAGTTGTTTACTGGTCAATTCCCCCTCCTCGTTGAACACACAGAGAGTATACCTACCGGTAAGGATGAATACAACACATTTCGTACCTATTGGTAGGTATTACTTTATGGCCAGTTGGCCACCGGCGATCTTTTTTGTGATCGATACTGAAAGTTTTAAGGGAGAGAAAACATGTCAAAGAAACTGGTGATTCTGGACGTGATGCAAATGACCGGCGTGCAGCTGCAGATGCTGCTTAACCCCAGCAACGTGATGGCGCTCTACTCGACGATGGCCAATGGCCAGCCGTACATGGTTTGCCTGGTCGATACACAGTTTCGTTTCCGGTTGCCCGAGGTTAGTGACCCCGTGATATACGCGGCATTACTGGGCGCGACGGTGAAGCCCGGCTACGTTCTGACGTATGAGGAGTACATTGCGGTCGTGGATGGTCTGGACGGTGCGCAGGAAGGTGATGCGGTCGGGGAGTTACTGCAAAAGGTGATCGGCTCACATGATTAGTGCAGGCGTAAATTCAGATAATTGCGCAGTGAACACATTAACAAGGGTTAAGGTAATGTAAGGGAATAATTTGAGTTATGGATGGCATTGTGACCTGCGTCACAGTTTTTGGAACTATTCGGTTATTTTCTGAGCTGGCAGGGGATTGACACGATTAGACGAAAAAGCGATTCTAGTGGGGCAGCGGAAGGGAGCTACCAACTCCCTTACCGCCTTAGCCTGAAAGTGTCTCTAGCACGTTTCAGACCAATTGAGAACCAGTTTACTCAGTCCATATGCCTGCGTCAACCTCCTCTTTTGTGTCGCGCACACAAAATTTGTAACTGTGCTGTTACACTTTCTAAAGCCATTGTATGCAAACGGCCTGCTCCGGGTTGGAAGAAATTGCGCGTGTTACCGGACAGACAATGGTGGTTGATCGAATGGGGAGTCTCTGCATGATCAACAGCTCACTGCATGTCACCTAACGAGAACTGAGCGACTGGCCGGGAATGAGAAAACGCAGCCATCAAATGCGGATAGTGTCGTCGGTATAACTCTATGGTGGGGTCTACGGGAGCGCAGAGGGGTGTGACAAAAGGGAAACTTTTTGTAGCTCTAAGCCGTAGCATGGTACATGCCTTTCCTGGGATTTTCTGGGAAGGGATCTGCCTGCCTTGAAGCGCCCTATGGCGCGAAAAGCAAGACATTTCGGTGGCAGTGCGCTTGGTGTATGTTGTACCTACTAAAGCAGTAAAGTCTGAATAAGTGAGGGTTAATTGTGAAAGAGAGTAATCCGGGTTCAATGTTGTGGCATTTGGTTCTGCTCGTATTCAGAAATGCCGGTCGGATTCTGAGAAGACGTGAAAAGAAACGTAACCGCTACGTGAAAAAGTAACGTAAGAAAAGAGCGGCATGGTTAGAGGGACTCTTGGCCATACCGCTAAGTGGTTCAATAGCACTTCCATCAACACCAGTTGATTCGTTCGTCAGCTCTGCGCTTTGGTCTCTTCCGTACTGGCCGGACTGTTTTGCGTCAGAACTTCACGTTTAATACTTTGCCATTTCCCGAGCTGGTCATTGCCGACGACCAGACCGAAGTAGGTCAGGAAGATATCCAGCCCCAGCTCGCCCCGGTGCGCCTGCAGTAACACGACGTAGCTGCAGACCAGAAACGCCACGGCCTTCATCGTTTTCGACAGTGAAACCGAGCCATCTCCGGCAGATCTGAACAGCTCATCCACCATTTGTTTCACAGATTTCACGTAACGACGCCTCCGGCTTTGCGGTATGCGACGATAAGGTCAGTCGTGCTGTGCTCAAACTGGCCATAACCGGATTTCGGCAGGCTGGCCCACCGGCTGCGGCACAAATTGAGCGCGTCGGTGATGCGGCCAGCACGGATAATGTCGGTCGCCCGGCACTCTTTTATCAGCTGCAGCGCGATTAAATCCTGCGCCATCGGACTGAAATCTTTCAGTTTGAGCTGGACTTTGTAGGCGTCATAAAAGCGCGACAGGATTTGATAGCGACCGGCGGCGGTCGAAACAATATTCAGCCGGGGAAGACTCACCCGCACGCGCGGATGGTCTTTGTAGCCGGTGAACAGTGCGCCGCCGACAATCACGTCATAGCCACGGTCGTGCGTGGGCTGACGCCCGTTGTCGGTGCCCTCAGAGAAGGCAATCATATCCAGAAAGGCATTCAGATTGCCGCCGCCTGGCTGAGCCAGCAGGACAGTTTTAATTTCCGCCATTGCCGCCCCTCCGGGAGTTCTCATTGAGCTTATCAACGCCTTCTTTCAGGTCGCGCATATCCGACCGGACTTCGGTGCGGAACTGCGCAATCTGGCCAGCCGTGTCAGAACGTAGAGACGCCTGCGCGGCAATGGTTGCGGCCATCTGGGTCTGCAAAACTTTCACATCGCCCACTGTAATCAGCTGTTGGTTGTTGATGGCCCCGATTTGGCCGTTGATGTAGGTAATCGATGCCGCCAGTAAACCTACCAGCGACAGGATTGTCGGAATGTTTACGGTCAGGTCGAGTTTCACACCTGCACCACGTTCTGCTGCTTGATCGGACATGTCCGGCCTCACATTTTCAAAGTATCAGTCAGTAAACGAGTCGCACGTTGATGCGCACTCGATGCCTTCGCGGTCGTACGGGTAACTGATACATCGACGTGTCGCGCGTAACGATGCTGTTGCGCACCTGCATGACTCTCTCTGTAGCTTGCGGTGTGCTTTTATCAGGGTACTGGGCCGTAATCGCCGTCTGTTGTGCCAGCTGGGCCACCCGGTCGCTCGACTGAATAACGTCTTTGCCCGGATAGGTCGCTGATACAGAAAGTTGTTGGGTAACGAGAAACGCCTGGATAGGTTGATGGAGCGCCTCCGGGTCTGGATAGCCCGAGGCCAGCGCAAAATGCTCAGTGACTTGCGCGGCTGTTACCGGTAAAAACAAACTTTCAGGTGCATCATAGATCACTTCGAAGGCGATTTGTTTATCTATTTTAAACGTTACGGCGTAGTTAGTAGGCAGGAAGGCGTCAGGGTACGTCGCCTGCATAGCATATTGCTGATTTACCTGATAAACATCCGCGTCACTTACCGGGAAATCGGTAGAGAAGTAGGTCGCCTCATAGCCTATTTGTGCGATAGTTTGGTGTGCAAATACCCCACTATTGGCCATTTGTGACGGAGAAGGCTCATTTGTGTGTGTTGCCGTCAGAATGCTGTATTGTGCTACACAGCTTTTCGACCACGGCAGCATACCCGGAACCAGCTGAGCGACCAGCTCAACGAACTGCGGCGCGAACACGAACCGGCTGCGGTCGTAGATGGTGCCCGGCGACAGATACCAGTTCGGATCAGCGCGCAGCGTGAACACCAGACGGGCCTGCGGTAAGCTGGTCTGTGACTGCCTCAGCACCGGGCCATATTCGGTCGGCTGCAGTACCAGCACGCGCGCCTGAGCGGCACGGGTTCGCGCCAGCATCGCAGCCGGTACGGGATAATCGGCGTGCTGCGAGACCAGATTGACCCCGACTTTTGCGCGCTCGTTAGAGATGGGCAGCGCGTCCGGGCGGGCCTGCAACACCAGGCTGATTTCCTGCGCCACGCGTTCATTTGATATCGGCAGCGGCGCATCTGATTTCTGCACGACGTTCAGCTGCTCCTGCGCGGCCTGTATCATGCCGATGGCAGGCGGGATCACCGTCTCCTGCGCGGTCAGCTGCACGGCCTGACTGGCCAGCTCAACACCCACCGGCACCGGCATTTCGGTCGCCTGCACCACCTGACTGGCTGACTGCGCGGCCTCCTGCATCCCCAGCGGCACGGACATATGTACGCCCTGCACCACCTGACTCACCTGCTCGCCCACTGTAATCAGTGACCTCGGGAACGGTTCCCGCGTCAGCTTCTGAACCACGCGTACGCTGTACTGCGCAACGGTCGCCGGTGAGCGCCACATTGCCATGCCTGACGACGCCTGAACGGCCATCACGGTCTGTTGATGCGCGTAGATACCCGACGTCGGCTGGTACGGGATATCGAGCGACTGGCAGATGAGCATGACGTTCTGGGCGGCGTTTTCCATCGAGACCATATCGAGCGGCACCGGTATCGCGGAACGGCTGGTAACGAGGTTCCTCGCCTGAGCTGCGCGCTCGACCGAGATAACGCTGTTCGGCGACGACTGCACCACCTGCAGACGGCCCTGCGCGACCCGCGTTTTCGACCAGACAAACGGCATGTCGTCGGACTTTTGCAGCACCATGCTGACCGACTGGCGCGCCGTCTCCGTCGAGATAACGCTGGCCATCGGCAGCACGTTGCTCGCCTGCGTGACCGCCTGCAGGTTTTGCGTGTACTTCGCGAAGATGCTCGGCACGGCGTCGAGCTTCATCAGCACGTCGTTCTGCATCTGGTACAGCGTCAGGTCGAGCACGCGGTACAGCACCTGCGTGTACATGCGGTACAGACGATTCGGCTCGCCGGGCTTCCCTGTAGCGTAGGTTGTCAGCATATCCTTCGACTGCTGATATAAACGGGCTTTGGCCACGTCGGAGTAAAGTAACTGACGATGCTCCGCCGCCAGGCGAATGTTCACCTCACCCGGCAGTTTTACGACCGTCAGAACGTCACGGCTCTCCGCCATGAGGTTAATTTTGATTTTATCCGCGTAAAGAACGTCCTTTGCCACGCCGTTAAACGCACGTATCTTGACGCCCTGTGCGGCTTCCTTGGCCGTCAGGACGTCATGGGTTTCGTTGACCAGCCGCGCACGGGACTGGTCTTTGATAAGCCATTGCTTTGCATAGCCAACAATTTTTACGGCCATGAATCCGCCTTAGTTGACGATTTTGAAACCGTATTTCAGGGCGGCGGCGGCGGCAGGCGTCCACGCCCCACCGGACGGCGTTTTGTTCAGCACGATAGATTTCATCAGCACGCCGGTGCCCGCCCCGATGTTGCCCAGCGAGTTCTCGGTCTTCGTCGTGCCGTCATCCGTCGTCACCGCCAGCTGGTGAGTGGTAGCAGAGGCGTTCTGGAAACGAGCGTGGATCTGCACACCGTACACCGTGCCCGCAAACGCCTTGATGTTCGACCCGGCAGTCTGGTACATATCTTCGGCCCCGGCCCCATCACCCGACAGGAAGTTAGTCGGCAGTGCGTTGTTCGCAATCGGGTCGTTGATGACGTCGTAGTTACCGGAAAAGCCCGATGGTGGCGTAAACATCGTGCTGATATCTTTGTCCGGCGACTCACCCATCACGCGCGTGGTTTTGCCGAGGCGCGAGTTCGGCACCACGCCATCGGTGTTATCAACGCAGTAGATATCACTGAGATAAATGCCGCCACTGTCCGTCGTTGACCCGTAGTTACTTGTCCCCTCGAAGCGAAGCAGGCGCAGCTGGAAGCCGTTTGCCAGCGCGGAGTGGTAGGCATCCGCCCACGGCGTCGTTCCGCAATAGATATCGTCCATCCACACTTTAAGCGTCTTGTTGGTGATATCGACCTCAACCTCGAAAAAGTGGTCGGTATCCATTGTCATGCTGACGCCGACGCCATTCGGGTCTGCCTGGCCATTCATGCGAAACGTAGGCACGGCGTTGACCGTAAAGTTAGGCGAAGTGGCGCTACCCATCACTGTACCCGGCGTGTTCATGGTATCCGCACTGACGACGGCCTGAGTCCCGGCTGCAGTGTTCGTGCCGCCCACCGCGATGTAACGTGGCTGGTTGGCCGTGCTGACTGCAAGGCGCTGCCGTCCGGGAGCACAAAACTCAAAGCCATAGGTTTCGTTGATGAAACCGGAGGTAAGCCCGGCGAGATAGCCGGGATAGCGGAAACGCACGAGAAAGCCGACGGTGTATTTCGTTTTAGGAGCCGCGAAAAGGCGATCCAATCCGTACACATGCTGATAGTTGTGTGAGCCACCGGTCAGTTTAACGCCCATCCCCAGCCGCGTTTTCGTCGCGACAATGGGGTCTTGCACCAGACCTACATAGCCGTACCCATTTGCCGCGTTTAGCGGGCCGTTCACGGCGTCCTGAACGTTGTAGTAGCCCGCAAACTCGCGCCACTCGCCGTCGGTCTGAATCGGTCGCAACGGCCCCGCTCCCGCATTATCAAAATCGACCTGCGCAAAGCGCTGGAAAGACTCCATCATTAAAACGCCCATAGCGCTCTCCTTATCGTGTCACGATGCCGAACTGCAGGGATTCCACGCTGTTCTTACTCCAGTTGCCGCCACCCGGTACTGACTCGTAAGTTGCCTGGTAATATTTGTACGTCTCCGCCAGCGACAGCTGGATCTCGTTCGACTGGCCACCTTCCGGCTGAATAAGCAGGCCGATTTTTCGGTCGTCGAGGTCGCCTTTACGGGCATACGCCAGCACCGAAACCGCGAAAATCTGGTTGTCGGTCGGCAGCACGGTGTTCGAACGGAAGATATCGGCGGCACCGGCGGTGTTTGACTGCAGGTAAGGCGCGCCCGCTTTGTTCGGCTCCAGCTGGGCGGCGACAGCGGCGTGAGTAGCCGGTGGCGGCGTGCCGACAACCGTCCAGGCAACGGCGACGTCTGCGGTCGGCGTACGGGTAGTGATTTCCACCGGGCCGAGGCGGTCAATGTTTTTGGTGCCGCTGCCGTCCAGCGCGTAGAAATCATCCAGCCACTGCACACCGGCCTCGGGTGCCGTACCGACCTGACCCCAGACGATTGAGTAGAGCGTCGGCAGGCTCGATGTGCTCACGTCCACGGTCAGCTGCAGCTCGTTGTTGGCGAACACCTGCACGCTCTTAGCCGCGATATCGATGCGGATCTCGATGTAGTACCACGCAGACAGGATGAGCGGGTTAACGCCCAGCTGGCTACCCACTTTCATCTTGCCGGTTGTGGTGTCCCAGTCGATATCGATGACGTTCGCGATACGGGCAATACGCATACGGCTACCGGTCGCATACATCGCGAAGCCGAACACCGCCAGATTACCGGTCGGCGTGAAACCCCACTGCAGCGAGGCGTTGGTGGTAGAGCTGCGGGCCACGCTGAACTGCAGCGCGCGCGCACCGGTGCGACGACCGGCAACGACTGAGAAGGTGGTTGCGGTCGCGTTCGTTACGGTGTAGCCGTTCGCTTCCAGATAAGGCTGCAGAGTCGGGCCGGTAACACCCTCAGCTGCGTACTGGTCAAAGCCATCACAAAATTTAAACATGGGTAACTCCTTAAGGGCGAACAACGACGCCAAACGGGACGGATGTAGCCTTTTCATCGTTCCACGCACTGCCATCCGGCGCGGTTTCGAAAACGGCGTAACTGTATTTCAGGGTGAGAGATAGCGTCTTATCGACCACCTCCAGTTGCTTCTGGCCTTTGCGGCCCACCACCATGCCCAGCTGGCGCGCATCGATATCCGATTTGCGGTTGAGCACCGTGAGGCCCACGGCGATGACCTGCGCACCGGCAGGCAGGCCCGTGTTCGACAGAAACGTATCGGTCGCGCCGGAGGTGTTCGACTGCAGGAACTCGGTATCCTTTGGCGGCTCGTTATCCACCAGGGCGTAATGGTCGGTGCCGGTGGCAGGCGTCCACTCCTGATCCACATCGGAGGTCGGCAGGCGCGAGGCGATGGAGAGCGGCCCCAGACGGTCGGTGTGTGCTGACGGGTTTCCGTCCAGAAAGTAGAGGTCATCGAGAAACTTTTTGTCAGCCGGGTCGCTGGCCCACGTGGTTTCGTACAGCGCCAGAAACTGCGCCGTATTGGGCATGGCCACCTCTATATCCTTGCCGTTGTTGACCCACAGCTGCACGGTGCCCGCCGTCTTATCGAGCACGATTTCGAAGTAGTACCACAGGTTCAGCAGGATGGTTGCCGTGCCGGTGCCGCCCGCAAACGACAGGTGGCCATCGTTCGGGTTCCAGCCCAGCGTCCCGAGGTTTTTAACCGTCACGATATCGCTGCGAACCTTCTCGGCGCAGTAGGCAAAGCCCAGCACGACCTTAGTGGCGCTGCTGCTGAACGTCCGCTTAAGGGCCACCGCGTCCGGCGTGCCCTCACCTATCTGCAGTGCGAGCTGGGTGTTGTCGCGCGCCGGTGCCAGCTTAACGGTGCCGGTGACGCCGTAGCCCGAGTTGTTGAGGATATCGGTCATCACCTGACCATCCATCCCGCGCAGCTGATCAAAGCCATCTAAAAATATAATCATTGGTGCCTCACAGTTTCAGTCGCACGCCGAACTCAGACGGGACAATGCTTTTCGCGGTGTAACCTGCCGGACTGAATTGCGTATAGCGGAATGTCCAGTCGCGGCTGATATTCGACTCCATGACTTTCTGGTCGTCGATGTTGAGCTGCAGGCTCATGGGGTCTGCGGTCGCTTTGCGAAACAGCGTAATGAGCTGCAGATATTTAACCGGGTTGTCATCCGGCAGCGGCACCGAGGAGGTGAACGAGTCCAGCGCATCCGCTGCCGTGGCGTAGATGAACTTATCCAGCATGTCGATAGGCGGCGACACGGCCATGAAATGCGACGGCGTGCCGGTGACGTTCCAGTCGGTCGAGACCTCTGCGGTCGGGAAGCGCGTCGTTATCTGCATCGGGTTCAGGCGCGCCGCGTCCGTGATGTAAAAGTCGTCGTACATCCGGGTCGCGAAGTCGTTTTTGTCCGCGTCGTACGGGTTGAGCCGCACCAGCAGTTCCAGCGACGGCAGGGTCGGCAGCGGAGCCACAACGTCCGGCTTCCCGTTTACAAACACACGTACCTGCGCCGCCGTTCTGTCCAGCTCCATCTCGATGTAGTACCAGCGGTCTTTCAGCGGGTTCACGTAACCGACCATGCCGTTCATGTTCAGCAGCCCGGATACCGGGTCAGCGGTCAGGACGATCACGTTCGTCGGGTCGCCGCCGTTTCCACGGATAGCCACCATTGGCCCGCGACCGTCAAATTTCACCGCAAACCCCAGCGACATGATGCTGCCGGAGAGCGCCCACTGACGCGACAGCGCCCCACGGTAAAGGCTTAGGGCGTAGCTGTTGGGCTTGCGACCGGCGACCATGGAGGCCGTGCCTTCCAGCGTGTAACCCGCTAAACGAATCAGCTGCTCCGGGCGTTCAGTGCGGGCGAACTGGTCAAAGCCGTCAAAAAATAGCGCCATAGGTGCCTCACACAAAATTCAGGCGGGTGATAAAACCGAAGTCTTTCGCAGACTGCACGACGACGGCAGGAGCGCGCAGAGTCAGGATGTCGCCCTTTGCAAAGCGCACGGCGTTACCGCCAATGGTCGAAAAGGTTGCGCCGGTACTGCCCGCGTTGACGGTAATGGTCGCGACACTGGTGCCGTTGCGTTCCAGCACCAGCTGGAAATACGCCTTCGCCGGTGACAGCATCGCCAGCACTGCGCCGACCATGTTTGCAGGCAGCATCAGCGTGTCGAGGATCGGCAGGTGAACCAGTGCCTCATTCGCATACATCTCGTCGGATACCGTCACGGCAATGTCGTAGGCCGTGGGCTTTACGTCCGGGTTGGTGCCGGGATTGCTGGGGTTCGCGCCCGTCTTCTCACTGAGCCAGTTGGTGCCGTCGAACCACACAAAGTCGTTTATCGACTTCACGCGGACACGCCAGCCCTCTTTCGGCGTCAGGAATGTCCAGGCGCCCTCGATCAGCACCGCCAGCTTTCCGGGCTGACCGGCCCACTGGCCAGCCGGGTTATCGGCGACCAGATAGGCATAGCCCTCAACAGCATCGGCGGGCGGCGTCGTGAACGACATGGATTGCACCAGCGGCGCTATCATGGTGTCGATAAACAACAGGTCTTCGTTTACCGGCCCGCCCCAGAAATCTTCCCCACGTTCCCAGCCGTAGGCCAGCCCCTGCGTAGGGGCGATTTTCTTAGCCATCGTTAGCTCCCTCCTGTCTGCGGTGGCAGACCAGCGGCCCAGCCGTGATCCCATTGCAGTGACCAGCCCGGTACGTTGTCCGGGTCAGGCTGCGGTGGCTGCGGCGGTGGCGGCGGTGACGTGTCCGGCACATCCGGGTCTGGGTTGCTCGGCGGTGCATCCGGGTCTGGCGGCGGTGGCGTCACCGGTGGTGCATCCGGGTCTGGAGGTGTGCCCGGAGACGTCGGTGGCGTTGTGCCCGGAGTCCCGACCGGCGGATACGTTACTGGTGGCGTCACGGTGCCACCGCCCGGCGTTGAGCCGGGTTGCATCGGGATAGACGGCAGCAGCAGCTGCATCGAGTAGCCCTGCCAGTTGTAGATGCCGTCACGCACGGCGTTGATGGCCATCAGCACCATCACGTTGCCCTCGGCTTTCAGCGCACGACCGGCGCGCTCACCGTAGACCAGCGCCTGCGCAGCAGACAGCACCCAGCCCGCGTCGGCGGTGTAGATGGTGTCCAGCGTGACCGGATCTTTACCGCCGTTGTAGTAGCCCAGCCAGATGCGGTACTGCACATCCTTCTCCGGGGCGATGCCGCTGACGAAATGGTCATAGGCGACTTCGTTCTGCCAGATGCGGTTACGGTGTGCCCAGGTGAAAATGACGTCTTTGCCCTTCGGCGCGTAGTAGTCGAACGGATCAGCGCGAGCGTCAACGCGCTCATACCAGTGGTTGCCGTTGGCCAGCAGCAGGCCCGGAGGATACGGACGCTTTGGCCGGTACTGCATTTCAAGCTCTCTGACCGGCATGTCGTCCGGCGTCAGCGGCTCGGTGTAGCTGTGCGGCACCAGCACCAGCTCGGCGGTTTCTGTGTCGGCATAGTTGTGGTTGGCCATCGCGTGCGCCCGGTCGTAGAACCACACCACGGCACCGCCGTAGTGAACTGCCGGGATGGTGTCTGCAGTGCCGCGTCCGACCTTCACGTGCTTGCCGTCCACGCTCTGCACCAGCATCAGCTCGTTATTCACCATCAGCAGATCGCCCTGAGCGATGTTGTTAAGCGGCACGCCATCACTGTCGCTGGTTGGATCAACGTCGAACTCGCCGGTCAGGAAGCTGATAAAGCCGGTCAGCTGCCCCCACGGTGTCCACGGCTGTGCCCCGTCAGGCTTCCATGAGGTTTCGGTCTTCACGCGGTGGTACAGATCAAACCCATCGGTCAGACGGTCAGACGGTCGCGCGGCAAACGCCATCACCTGACTGCGGTCGAGGTCACGCCCGTCACGCACCAGCGTCAGGTAAGGCGCTTCGACCAGCAGCGCATCGATAATCGTGGGCAGCTTGGTGGTCTGGGATGACGACTCGCTCAGTGCGGCCACGGTCATGCCGCCGGTGTCGTCAGCTCCGCCTTCCATCTCGTCATCCGTCTGCGCCGCCTGCATGGTCATCATGGCGGTCTGGGCCGAGTTCGGGTCTTCGTACTGCTCAGTCTCTTCGGTCGGCTCTGAGGCGGTGGCCATCGCCAGCATCGCCACGTTTGCCGTTTGCGGTGGCTTTTTGTGTACGATGAAGTTGATGACGTAATACTGCCAGGACTCATAGCCACTGCGCATCGAGTCGAGGAACATGACGCCGCCGACGAACTCAGTGGCCTCCTGCTCTACCTGCAGGTCAGCTGCAGCTTTGTCGTAGGTGTAGAGATAGCGCGTGCCCACGATGCCGGTTTCGTTACGCACCATCACGCCGGTGCGGTCGTACACCCGGACGCGGTAGGTCTGGCCCGGCTCCGGCCCGATATCGCCCTGCTCATGCTCGACCAGCTGATCCTGCTGCACCACGCGGTCGCGGTGTGTCCAGGTGATATCGAGAGCGTCAGGCACTTCGTTCGCACCGACGTCGGCGCGCAAATCCTGAACCTGATACCAGCGCATCTCACCCTTGGCCAGCGTGCGCGTCAGGACGTGACCCGGTGGATACGGGCGAATGAAGCGGTGTTTGAAGTCCAGCGAGTCAACCGGCGCGAGGTCGATAGGGAACCGGCCACCGCGCAGCGTCCACGGCAACAGCTTCACATCGAGGTGTTCGCCTGAGAGGTATTTCGTCCAGTCGCTGCCGCCGGTGTCCTGAATGAACCACACCTCGGCACCGCCGAAATGCGGCTGCGGCACGGTATCCATGACGCCACGGCCCACGGTGAAGATGTTCCGGGTTTCGTCCCAGCTTTCCAGCACCACCATCTCCTCATCGATGTGCAGCGCCTGACCGACTTCCAGCTCATCCCACTCAAAGGCGAGGCTGTATTTGTCCAGGATAAGCTGTTTGTCGAGGTAGGAAACCTGCGTGCTCAGCTCGGCCAGCGGCGTGAACTCCCCGCTACCGGCGTCGTCGATGTAGTCAGCTGCGCCCTGCGGCTTCACGGCAATGTCGTAGGACATGGATATGTCGGTCGGCTTCTCAGCATGGGTGCGCAGATAGCCCTCCATCTCCGCGACCTGTGCGAACTCACCCGCTGACATGTAGCGCACCAGCTCGGCATAGGTGGTTTCGTACACCAGACGGCGCGCCACTTTCGGCTCGAAATCAGGCTCCACGTGCTGCGGCGGCTGCACCTGACCGAAGGTGTTGAGGTCAACGCCGAACATGTCCTGCACACAAACCACTTTAATCTTGCCGTCTGCCTGCCCGGACTCTTCCACGGTGCCGACGCGCACGATAACGGTCTCGATGCCACGGCTCTGCGGGTCACGGATTTTCAGAACGTCAGCTGGCTGGGCGCGCCATGCCCGGCGATCCATGGTCAGCGAGAACCGGCGTACGTTTGTAGATGCGGATTTCAGGTCGCGCTTGGCCACCAGCAGCGCCAGACCGGCAGTAGGCAATCCCGGATAGTCTCGGGTGTCACTGGCCAGCGCGCCCTGCGTCTGAATGAGCGCGAGGTTATGCTCACGTACCTGAGAATCGGTGTTCGTGACGGCGTTGTGCCAGTTCACGACAATTTCATTCATGAGGTTGTACGGCGAGGCGTTGGTCGCTTCATCGATAGACAGCAGCCCGGAGTCCATATCCAGCACCGGCAGCGAGTCCGCATCGTAGTCCTCGCGTATCAGTTTGATTTTGTATTTGCCGGTGAACTTATCGATGTAGAGCGCACCGGCGATGTG